CCTTCGATCGTTTCCGCGCCGCAGTAGATCAGCTTCACGGCGTCGTCTTCAGGACCGCCTTGCAGGATACGCCCATTGATCTCGATATCGATATCAACCACGTTCGCGTTATCAGGGAGGTTGACGCGGAAGTCACGGGCGAGTAGCTGCGTTGTGGTAGCTCCAGCTACCGTTGCCATGTAGGTGTCCGTCGCAGAAGCCTCAGCCAATCCGCTCCAGTTATTACCACTGGGGAGGCGATGGGTCACTTGATGCGGAGACAACCAGCCTGTTTCGTACAGTTCACCGTCGCTTCCAAAGAACCCCTCGTCCATACGAACATAGCCGGTCGGCGGTGCCGTGATGGCGACCAGTGCCGGGGGCGACGGAACCCCTACTGCTGGCGGGGGGACCGGATCGGCGGGGTAGTAAACCGTGGGCGATCCGCCAAAGCCCGAGGTTCCACCAGCCGTGGGCGGCGGGGCCGTGGAGCCTAGTGTACCGTAAGTCGCCACCCCGACGACGTTGCCCCCACTGTCGTAAACAAACGGGTCATCGCCCATGCCCTTTACGCGGCACACGCCGTTGTAGCAAATTGTTTGCTGCTGGTTCGGGTTGCTCAAAGCATGTCACTCCGATGGGGGTAAGCTAGACGGTTCTTGAAACATTGTACAGAACTCGACAATCCGCGACCAGTAAATTCAGAATGCGTGGTGTAGCTCCACGTCAAACCCAGATCGTCGGTGAAGTAAAGGCGCTTCAATCCTGAACCCTTGGCCCCGGCGTAAAAATAGAAACTACCATTGTAGAATCCGTGGCTATCCAGTATGAAACTGCTTTCGCTTGCTTCGGCTTGCACTTCAAATTCAGGCGATAACTGCCACGATAAGCCGTTGTCGGTTGTGTAAGCGAGGTGAATGTAGGTGTTCACAATACCCCCGCCCTGGTTAAACGGTGGCCGCAGAATCCATACCGCTGCGTAGGTATCTTTATCCTGTGGATCCGTGTGTATGCGCAGGATAGATGGCCCTGTACTCTGATCAATGTGCGTTGAAGGTGAAGTCACATCCGCATAGGTAAACGTTGTGCAGCTATCCGTTGACCTGATCGTGCGCAGAAACCTCGAACCCGGAGTCGCTGGAACCCGTATGACATTCGCCAATCCGTTCACGATACCTTCGGCGTTTCCTGGATGGAACGACGCCGAGGATATCAAGGAAGGCGTGGCCGGCTGAAAGACACTCGCCTGCCCCCATGCCGTTGCTCCAGATCCACCAACAAGGAAATAGAGCTTCTGCGTAGGCAGCCCCGAGGCCCGGTTGAATAGGTAAACCGAATACATCAGCTTATCGATATCGACCCGTTCAAGGCGATGCGCGAACCAGGCTCCGTTCGCGACAGGCGCGGCAGGGTACGGGTTGGTTGTCCATGTTGCCCCTAGGTCATCTGAATAGTGCACCTGGCCGGGGTTGATCGGGGTGGCATGGCTATCCTCGCTCTGGATTGCAACAATGCGCTTTACCGGCTCGGAGGTCGGGGTTGGTTTGTAGTAGCAGTCCACCACGGGGGTCGGGTCACGGATCGTGAAAGGCGACGTAGCCGGAGCTGTCGTAATCTGAAAGCGATTGATCGGGTAGAACCATGTCCCTTCCCAACCCCACGTATCGATGTTCTCGATATAGGGATTGGTCATATCATTCTGTAGCCCCTGGCCACTCGATGAGAGTAGCCTGAAATCACCAAGCGCATACAGTCGGCTGGAGAGCGCGTTGGTTGTACCCTCCGGTTGAAGGTTCGGGTTATTGGGGATGAATTGCTGCGGGATGGTAAACGCCGTATTGGGGTTGACGTTATCGAGGATGACAAAATCAGGGTCCCCTCCTGCTTTGATCTGGACCGTATCCTGCCCGCGCAGACGGGTAAGGGTGATCTCTACCCCCGGTGCTGGGGACGTGCTGACCTTTGCGCCCTCCGGGCAAGCATATAGCTGCGCGATAGCAAAAGGGAGCCACCGTGAGGCGGCCCCCTGGTCACCGAGCAGGATCTTGTGCAAGGCCATTTAGGCATCGACAAGGCTGATGTTGTACCCGATCTGTAGGGAGAACAGAGGCTCAACCACACGGCTTGGGCTGAACCGGGCAGCGCTCATCAGCACACCGGTCGTTGCTCCCTTCGCGGACGAGGAAATCAGGAAGCCACCGTAGATCGTCTTGTTGGCATTGAACGTGAACACGGCTTCATTGCCGGCGTTGCTGATGATACCGCCCGATGCAGCGCCTTCGACAAAGGCAACGCGGGTTGCTTCATCATAGGCTGTGCATTCCGTAGACGACCCAGGGAATGTAGCAGCCGTATCCGTATCCAGCGGGGTGTAGTTCCCCTCGAACACACCAAGATACCAAGTGGTTACCGGGGTGCCTCCATGGAACACAACATCAAGCTGGTGGTTACGCCCCTCCATCACGGTACGGTTGTGCGCCAGCGGAAGTTCCTCGACAATCGTTCCATCTGGAGCAATCAATTTCGGGGTGAACACCCCCATGCGCAGCAGCTTGGACTCCGGGAAATAAACGTGCCCTTCGTCGGTGAACTCAAAGGCGAAACGACGAACCGCTTTCGCCAGCTCTTTAAAAACTTTCATGTCAGTCTCCTATTAGTTGACGAAAGCCTTACTCGATAATGTCAACAACGTCGGTATTGCCGTTGTTTTTTATCACCGTAACGGTGAACTCCGAACGCATCCGGCCACTATCAATATTACCGCTTTTTCGGCCCGTTGCGATAACCTGATTTATACCACGATCTCGGCGGAAAATGGTCGCTGCATTATCATATTTTGGCATGGCCACTTTCTTGTCCGTAATGTTGACAATGCTACCGTCCTCGGCGCCAATACAAATCCCGCGATTGCTCTGCCAAACTTCTACCCGGCCACCCGTATCACCAAGGTAACTACCCTCGACTTCGGCTGCCTTGGTCTTGGGTGTTCCGTATTTCAGGATCTCCAGCAGGACAAGTTGATCCGGGTTGTCTCCGCGCAACCAATAGGTATTCGAATCCGTTGCAATAAACAGGCGCTCGGTGAGCATCGTAATCGGTTCAGGGAACACGATGAACCCACTGCGCATATCGCACTTGCCGTAATCCAACGGTTCGCTGTACCACAGGACGTTACCATCCGCGATGAACAGGCGCCCTTTTGTATGTACCATGTGCGTACCCGGTGGTGTGCGGGTCTTATGCTGGAACTGCAACACACGCCCGCCGACCAGGCTGCTTATCGTTACCGACGCCCCAGATACAGTAGCTTCGAGGAACAGGCTATCCCCTACTCCGACGTACACATTCTTCTTGACCGACCCTTCACTATTGGGCATGTTCGAAACCTGGATCGAGCCTCGGTCGGTCAATTCAACTTCCGTTACAAACGGTGCGCCGGATTCCTCTCCGGTCGCGGATATCATCGTGACTGCAACAAGGTACACGCCCTGCGGTACGCTGCCCCCCGACGATGCTGAAACATTCGGCTCCGTAGCTGGGGGGTTTACCCCAAGAATCCGATAGCTAAGATCCGGTGCAACCGTCCAGATTTCCTGCCCGTCCGATACAACCATATCCCCGTTCACTTCAGCCATACAGATCGTATCGGTTTGGGCCAGAAGACTGTGCACCGTGTTCACTACCCCTGTACTGGAGCGGTGCTTGAGTTCCGCGCCATCCGCGAACATGAGTCCACCCTCGAAGGGCGTGAGGCACCGGATGTTCGTGCCGTTGTAAACAGCCGTAAACCCCTGCCGGCGGAACAGCTTCTTGTAACGATCAATATCCACATTGATCGCAGCGGTCAGGTCTACCTCGCCCTCGCCCGTTGGGACTGAGTGCTGCGCTGCCTGATCATTGATTCCGTTGAAACCGGTATACTTGAATGTGGTATTAGGGTCGGTTGTGTACATCCCTCACCCCCAGCCACCCTTGCGAATCCATGTGGCTACGCTACCGAACCGGACGCCGGTCTCAGCGAAACTGTGAAACTGGCTCCTGGCGTCCTGGATATCGGACATGAAGCTGTTCATGAACTGGTTCGCCTTGCTGGAGTCATTGGTGTCCTGGTTCGCATTGCGCAGCAACTTCGCAGTGGCGTAGTCGCACAGACTGATGTGCCATTGGGCTGGGATCTCCGGTACATCGCCATCAACCACCAGAGCAACCTGGGGGTAACGCTGCACATGAACACGCAGGGTATCCGTGGCGGCTGGCTTACCGACAAGGCGCAGTAGCTGAAACCCCTGGATATCAGTCTCGTAGCCAATAACGCTACCTTCGTAGTTACCCGTCAGGCCATGCAGGCCGTAACGCGGTATATAGCGGTCGTTGAACTTCACGTTCTTTACCGCGATGGTCCCGGACGGGAGTTCGTAATCGCTCACATCCGCAACCACAGAAATAGAAAACTCACCGAGAAGATGCCCGGTGAGTTCACAAAAGCGCTCTTGAGCGCGGTTCAGTTGGCGAGTGATCTGTGCATCGGAGAACAAAAGGTCATCGTTATCGGGGCTGTAAGCATCGATATCGTCCAGGTATTCCCGTGTAGTTGTGATCAGCTCGCCAAGGTTCACTCGGGAAGATCCTCTTCGCCAAGAAACTGCACGTTCCAGACCGGTCGCACGATCTCATTGATAGGCTGGATAGCGGAAGGGTTGCTTGGATCAGCGGGGGCCTGAACAAAATCAATCTTCTTGCAATCCATGATCATGTCGTAAATCACCCGTGGGATGACTGCTTCTTCATTCATGCGGATCAGGTAGTGAAGATCATCGAACCCAAAAAACTCTTGCGTGAGATCAGGGCGTGAGCCATGATTCACAATAACCCGTACCTTGTCGTAACGATACCAACGGCTGCCGTATTTCGCCTTCAGGTATTGGGTACGCTCATCGTCTGCTCGGGCAACATTTGCCGGTTTGCGCCCGCGACGGCTCTGTTGAACTTCTTGATTGTCGGTCATTTTAAAACTCCGAGAGGTTGGAAAAAGGGGGCCGTGTTACCGGCCCCAAACGCGGGGATCAATTCCCTACAGCAAAATATACCAAGGTATTACCAGATCCGTTCACGGCGTCGGCGCCGATCAGGAATCCCTGGCCGGAGGTGCTGGTCTCAACCGGGGTGATACCATTGCTGGTAATGTAGGTCTGCGTTCCAGCAGTAACCGTCTTGATCGCAGATGCGCTGGGCATGGTGTCCATCCACTCAAGCCGTCCAGCAGTTGCGATGTTGAATACATCCACTCGACTGGGCACGAAGCCCAGCGAGACCATCAAAGATGCACCGGTTCCAGTAATGGAGCCAGTGACCATACGCGGAAGTCCATCAGTCGAAGCCATGTCACATTCTCCTATTAGGCCGGGTCTTGCTTGATCGCATGCTCCACACGGACAACATGCGCTTGGTTAAGGATCAGTGCGGTCGTCCAAAGCTTCCACACCGCGTGGCCCACCTGACCCGTCGGGTTACCCGCAGAGGGTACCGGGTTGAACAGGTAAGGCGTTGCAGCGTTGGGGCCTTTCAAGGACACAACACCAAGGGCATCCATCCCAACGATCAGGAGCGGGTACACGTCAATGTTGGAACCGCCAGTGGAAAGCATACCCGTGCCACCCAAGGCAGCGCCGGCATTGGCCCAGAAGGGCACTTCGGTGGAAATCACAAAGCGGACCGCATCCACACGGCCAATCTCACCAGGGAACATGTTCGCTTCATTCGCGTAGTTTTCCACAGGGGAGAAACCGCCCATGTTGCGGATGTCCATTTCAGCGCTGGTGTGGGCAACACCCACGTAGGCAGGGCTGACTGGGGTCGTGGCGTAGTTGACCGAAGGGGCAACCATACGGCTGATCGGCTTGGCTTTCTGCAACTTCAGCGAACGGATCGCCTTACGGATAACCGTGCGATTCAGTTCGGTGTTGATGTCAGACCGGTTGGTGCCGTTGGTCTGCATCTTGTTGGTGCCAGAAACAAACTCGCCGAAACGGATCGCTTCGACCGTGTTGCCAAGCTGGTAACCCATTTGCTCCATGAGAGCCATCAGGTTGCCATCTTCATGGGTATCGGCCAGAACGTCGGTGACGCTCACGAGGCCGATGTACTGCTTCAAGGTAGACTCAATTTTCTGAGTCGTGAACTTGGTAGCGGAGGGCACGACACCTTCGACAACCGGCGTGGTGGCCAGCGGAAGAGCATCAGCGCGAACCCACGACGCTACGCGAGTAGAGTTCAAAGGAACGGTGAAATGAGTTGCAAGAGCCTCCAGGATCAGCATCGGCTGCGGGGTCTCAAGCATCTTCTTTTGAGAATAAACGGTGTTGCGGACACTTAGGTCGCTGTACTTGGTTGTCCCGGTAGCCATTTGCATGTCTCCTTTTAAAAATTACGGAAAGTCCCGGACGGCTGGAACCTAGCGCAGGCTTAATAGAGAGTCAATAGCAAAATAGGTATTGTCAATAAATTGCTTATGGGCACAAAAAAGCCCCCGTTGGTGTAGGGGGCTTCCAGTTTTACCGGATACCGGTAATTTGGTGTAGATGAATTTGATTCCTTCTAACTTAGCAGAACTCCTTGAAGATGTCTAGCGCTTGGGTTTGCTCATGGTGATGCGCTTCCATAGTTCATCGTG